GAAGGCCCGAGCATCCACACTCTGTTGTTGGTGGACGCATCCGTCTCATCCCACCGGATGAACGGGGAGGATGATGAGAGGTTAATGGCTGCCGTCGTAGGTCCGGCACCTGCGCTCGTGAACATGTTCGATGCACTGAGCAGCGGTACGTTGCTCGACAGTGCCGCGTCTGGGACGACGGCGTTCGGGAACATGTCCGACGTGAGCTGTCCGAAGTTCAGCGTGCCGGCTGTTTGGCGCAGCACGCTATCGTTCGTGCCGGCCGAAATCGCCGCGAGATTGCCGGCGCCGGCCGATGGCACGCCGAGCACCGCCTGGCCCGTGATCTGCGCGATGTTCGCGAGTGCAAGCCGCGACGAGCCGACGGCACCGCTCTTCGACAGGTCGATCGAGCCGAAGGCTATCGCAGTACCCGATCGCCGCAGGATGTTGTGGTCGGTGGCCGCCGCGATCTCGTCGAGCACACCGGGCGAGTCGCTCGAGCGACCGAGCACACTGAGCGCGTCGGCGACAACAAGCCTGTCATAGGCAACGCTGCCTGCTACGATGGACGCCGATACCTGCATAGTACCAGTATCCACTGCGATGTCGATCTCGGGGCTACTTACAAATTCGCCATTCCGCCACTGCGCGACGTCGGACCGGAACAACATGAGTGCGCCGTCGGCGATGGGCTGAGTAAATAGCACCCCGCCAAGACTACTTAGCTCGGCAGCAGAAGCAGAAGCAGTGGGGCTGCCCGCGATGACTGCACTAGTGATAACGCCGCGGCCATTCTTGACGCCCGTCTTGATAAGGCCGGCGGTCTCGAGGTCGCCAAGCGTGACGAAGCGTTCTTTTGGCTGTCCGCGCGTTCCGTCGGCACCCTGCAGGTGCTCCTTGACAGACTGCAAGAACTTGTCGAGCTCAGGATCAAGGCCCGACGGGACGTTCAGCCCCGGCCTAATGTTCTTGCGCGCGTGCGAGTTCGGGTTGTTCACACCTACCCCCGCAGCAGCTCTTCGACGGTCTCCGCTAGATGCACTGCGTGGACCTCGCCGGTTGACTCGACCTGGACTTCGAACCACGAGGTCAGGTAGCCGCCCGGTAACCGAATCACTTCGGACGAAGTGACCGCACGCGTAGTGACTAGGGTGCCGCGGTCATTCCACAACTTCAACGTAACAGGGTACTGCCCAGCAATGACCCTGGCGGCTCCGAGATTTAGCGGGTACTCACACACTGTGCGCCCAGACTTCCACATCAGCATAAATGGGTTCGCTTCGTCAGCATCCCAGATGCCGACAGTGTTAGCTCCATCGCCGAACCCCACGCGTGCCCAGTTCTTGCCGGAAAACACGCCCTCTGCCACCGTGGTCCACGTGGCGGCGGCCGGATCCGAAGATTGTGCGTATCGCGCGCTGCCATCCGATGAGGGAAACATGAACCACTTGTCTAGGCGTTCGCTGTAGCCGACAGCGCCATACGCAAAGTCGATGCCCGCTACGGACTGCCACGCTGTGCTGCCGCCGTCGCTGGTACGCGCTTTGCCGGTCGTGCCGGCAGCGACGATCGTATCGTCATTACCAGCCATCCTAACCTTGTCGCCGGAATGATTCGGGGAAGTAGTCCACGTGATGCCGTCCGCGCTGCGCGGCTGAGGCGAGTTATTGTTCGCGCTCATCACAATCCATTCGGCTGTGATGCCCAGCTGGCCGCCGACGCTAGGATCCGCCGGCGTCGTCCGCGCTGTCCACGTTGCTCCGTCCGCGCTCGTGTAGATATTTAACGCGGACGTCGTGGTGACCGCCACGAATATAGAGCGATATTTGTCCCATTTCACAATCTTAAACTCGCGAGCGTCGTACGCCGTGACAGCGGTCCAGTTGACGCCGCCATCGTCGCTGTACGCGATGCGGCCTGTCCCGCCCGACGATACGGCGACTAGTCGATTCAGTATCGGGCTGTACGCGATACCGGACCACGTCTGGCTGCCGCCGCCGGTGACGGTTGCGTTGTTCCAGGACGTGCCTTCGTCAGCCGTGTATCGAATGCGATTCGAGCCGGACGAAGCGACTACCACCCAGTGTTCGTGTCCGGCGTCGTACGCAATGTCTGCCCAGACTGCCGGGCTAGGAGGGCCGCACGCGGCGAACGTCTGGTTGGCGTCCATTTTGACGATGTCACCGGTGCCGGTCATATTACCCGAGACAACCATCAACACCGAGGGAGCCTCGCCTAAGACAATCGTTGCCCCGGCGACATACAGCAGGTCGTTCTCTGCGTCGAGATAACCGGCTTCGATCACCTGGCCGTGGGTGCTCAGTCCGACCGACTCGTCGTTGGGATCGAACACAAATCCGCCGGTCGAGTGGAACCCGACGTACTTGCCGTCGTGCCAAAATCCTTTGATGGCAGTGGGCTCAAAGCTAGCCTGCCATTCGCGCTTCGTTACATACGCCTCGGTCACCAGGCGAAATCCACTCGAGCCAACGAATGCCAAACCGTCCGGCGACGAGTAAAGTACGCCGTCAGCCGTGCTGGCGATGCTGCGTTTGCTCGAGCAGGCCTGGGAATCATTGAAGTGCCGAACAGACATCGCGCGGGGGTGGTCACCGGACGCGACATAAACTGGGCCGGTTGTGAGGATCGCGACGCCGTTCGGGACCACGCCGAGGCCGACCACATCGTGGTCGACGGCGATCTGGTACTCTGGCGGCCACGCGTGTGGGTAATACGGTTCGGCAAAGCACACGGTCTTTCCGACGAAGCCAGCCATGCCGCCGTTCGGCAGGGCGGTAATGCCGACCATGTCTTCCGGAGGCGGTTCCCACGACTCGGTCTGCAACACTTCGCCCAGATCAATGTCGGCGACGCCATCGGTATAGTTGCCGAACGGGGCGGCAATCTCCGCTACAAACTGAAACACGGTGTCGGCTGAGCCCGTATTTGCGCGGTAAATTCGTATCTTCGTAATGCTGCGGTGATCAGTCGGGGGTGCGTCAAATCCGCCGACTACCACCGAGCCGGCGGTCGGGATTGTCACGACATCAGACGCCGGCGACGGCGGACCCTCCTCGCCGAGATCGCTGACGAAAGTGTAGACGTACACGCGCGACTCGATGTCCGTGGCGATGTCCGAGTAGTCAACGCCGTCGCGCTCGGCCAACTCCCATGAAAAATTTCCGAGCATGGTAAACATGTCGGTGCCCGGTGCGCCGTCGGCATCGGACCAAACATCGACGAAGGGGTACGCGCGGGTGCCAGCTATCCAAAAGTCATCGGCGGCCACGCTGATGGGAGCTGGTGGCCATGTGTTGCTGCCCGCAGTCCCCGCGCCATTGTCAGACTCCGCCCCGAACAGTACTGCTGTAGTCGCCACCCCGGTCGGCACCTGCGTGAGCTTCAGCGCGATCGTGGACGGGATCGCGGTTATCCGTATGATGTCCCCGACTTTGAGGTTGTGGGACGGAAGGGTGACCTTGACTCCGTTAGGAACGTAGAACCGGAAGTGGCCGTCGCGGCCCGTACCGGTGTCGTCCGTGCGAAAGTGTGTGATGCCCAGGCTAGCGCGAGCCTGCTGCGTCGTCTTGGCCAGATAAGGTGCGTCGCTGGCTGACTCGATGGTTACGGTGTTCGCATCTACGACACTCGCAACGCGGATTTCTTGGCCAACGTAGAAATCCATGTTGAAGACGCGGACTGTGCCGACAGGGTCATATCCGCCGCTGTGGCCCATAAACCAGCCATTTAAGTTAGCCGGCAAGTTATCTTCGATAACGAAGTCCGCCTTCAGGGTGTTCGTTGCCATTGACCCGGACGTCATCGTCCCGGTGATGTTGTCAGCTGGCAGATCTTCGCCATCGACGGTCGGGGCTGTGGTTGGTGCCGGAATACCTAGGTAGCGGTAATCTGCACCGAGGGCGGTGGTCGTCATCCGCGGCTGACCTTCGCCCGTGAAATATGTCCGTTCGAGCGCGTCGTTTGGGACCGGGCCTCGGGCGTAGTCGACGTCGTTTGTCGATGATAACCAGTATGGCGTACCGCCATTACGAACGCGATGAATAGAGATTCGGCCGGGCCCAATGACCTCGTTCGTCAACTCTACGCCGTTCCACGGTTCGAGTTTGCCGGAACCGAGGCGCGTGTTCTTCGCTATCTGCGCCTCGCCGGGAGGCAGTAGGCGCGAGGAAACTCGTGGACGAATGCCCTTGAAGACGTCGACACGGAAGCCGGCCATTGCCTACCTCCCGTAGTCGCCGTCGATACGCCGTCCGGAGCCGCCGATTGAGAGCCCGCCGTACAGAACCGTGCGGCGAGGACGACCGAAATCTGCGGCAGCGCGCGACTTCGCCTTGCGGATGAAGTCTTCAAAGTCCGCTTCGAGATCGCGGGCTGCGGCGGGGTTCGACCAGTCTTTGCCTGGGATCTTGAACAAACGCGCCAACGCGCCGGCGGCCCACGCGTCCTGATATTCGTTCGCCAAATATTCGGGAATGTCGACGGCGAGCGATCCGCCGCTGGCCGGGACGTGCGTGACTAGCGGCGCGAGCGCCACGCGCAACCGAATTTGGCCCGACACGCTGGCGCTCAGCAGCGGCACCATGCGCCATTCGCCGGGGCTCGTAATCGTCCAGTAATCGGGCTCCGACGCTGTTTCCGACTCCCAGCTCGGCGCGAGCTCGTCAAGCTGGTCGCGCGTGCGGAACGGGATGTCGCTGCCGTCGGCCCACTTGACCCGGACCGGCTGGACCACGTACGTGGCCGCCGGGATGTCCGTGCCAGCGGCGAGCGTCGGCCACGCCGCGTTGGCGTTCAGGCCGAGCAAATTCGGGCAGTTGTGCTGCCACGCGAGCGAGCGCGCGAGGTGCTCGCGTACCGCGGTCGCGTAGTGAAAAAACACGAGCGGGTACGGAGCGCCCGGAGTCTCGGAGCGCACGCGCCAGAGCATGTCGTCATATGTGACGTTAGCCATGTTCGTCCGCCGGCGGGCGCATAGCAGTAGGGTCGACGCGACGGTCGGCCGAGACCTTGATCCCGAGCGCCTGCAAAAAGTTGTTCCACAGCTGCTGCCGGGCTACCGGCTCAGTACCGTAGCGGCCGTCTTTGGTCAGCATACGAAACTTCACGTACTCCACCGCGGCGTTGATGAACTCGTCGCGAAGGCCGAACGTGGCGGCCAGGTTCGCCAATGCCGTCGGGACCTTGGCGTATTTCAGCCGGACTGTTTCGGTGCCGGTGATCGCCGGCGGGTACAGCCCGAAGACCGTGGGGTCGCTGGGATCGTGCGTGAAGTGGCGCGCGAACCACGTTCCTTGCTGATCGTCTGGGTCAACCCCAATTGTGGGCCAATACGGGAACGCGGTGTTGAGCGCGTCCTCCTCTACTTGCGTGATGGCCTTGCCGCGGCGAGCGTCGGTCTCGTTCCAGACCTTCAGGAACTTCATCCCGCCGCTGGGGAGCACCTGACGAGACCCAACGACGCAGGTAAACGATTCCTCGACGACGTTTGCTTCGGGCAGAATGAAAACGATCGCGCGCTGCGCCGCGTTGATATAGCGGAGCATCTCTGTGTCCGACCACCGGTAATTGCTGGCGTCGCCGTCGTTGAGGTCGCTGCGCGCCTCATCAGCGATGTTCTGACCCGTCGCCAATCAATTACTCCTCGTCTTGCGGCTGCACTCGTGCGAGCACTGCCTCGATGTCACCTCCGACCTCCTCGCCCTCGAGGTCGCCGCCAAATTCGTCGTCGGCGTCCTTGGCGAGCGGCGAGGGCTTAGCTTCGTCCGTGACTTCTAAGACGAGCTTGTCGACCAGCGCCGACGTGATCTTTAGGTCGCTCTTCAACTGAGCGTTGTCGAGGATCTGCCGGTACGCGGCGCGCACCGCGGGCAAGCGCGGCAGTCCAGCCGAGTTCAGTAGCTGCGGAGCACTCTTGCCGGCCGATAGCGTCTGCCGGACCGCCTCGCGCGCGAACTTCATGAAGTCGATCGGTTCCGGCTTGTCCTCGGGTTCCACCGCTTCGGCCTTTGCCACGGCGGCTTTCAGCGCCTCGAGCATCTCTTCGCTGTAGTCGAAACAGCCGCACTTAGCTGCCTCCAAGAACAGTGCGGCGGGGATCAGTGTTGGTTCGTTTGCTGGCACGAGGACAACGTGGCCCTTGGTCGAGGCCAGGCGTACATCGCTAAGGGAAAGGACTTTCTTGTGGGTCTGCATGGTAGGTATCGTTCCTTGTTGTTATCGAGCCCGGTAGGCACCAAAAATATTCCCCCGGACAGCTTTCGCCGCGCCGGGGGAAGGGGGCCTACCACCGAGAAAAATTAGCCCTGATTCTCTTGGTCCCGACCGCGAACCACGTACTCGACGATGAGCGTCGCAGCACCGGCCGTTGCCGTACCAGCCGCGGCCTTATAAAGCACCGCGATCGAGTCGTTCGGGACGTCGACGTGGTTGGCGTCGCTCGCGTCCAGGTTCGCTTCCGTACCCGCGTCGTATAGGCTGCCCTGGAACGTCTCGTCACCGGTGCCGAGAGACACGTCGTCCAAGAAACTGTTCGGGTCCGCGGGGCCGAGCGAATACCGACCAACAGTCAGCGTCGGGGTCGTGTTGTTCCAAGCCGTTCGGACCTGCAGCGCGTAGCTAACAATTACCGCGCCGGCCGGAAGCGCGAAGACTTTCGTGACCTCGTCTTTCGTAAACGTACTGTAATCGAAGTCGATGACCGCGCAGAGAGGGTATTGGCGACCGCTGTAAGTTTCCGTCAAATCACGCATCTTTGGTTCTCCTTAGATCGCCGTGTCGAGGACCAACAAACCGTGGTCTTCGTCGGTCGCAGTCGTGACGGCGCGGAACACCGGCTTCAGTAGACCGAAGATCTTGCCGACAGCAATACCCTGCTGGTTGTCGTAGTCGAAGCCCTTCTCCGTATACTCCGGAGCGCCGATGTCGGCGAGGCCTAGCGCCTGGGCGCCGCAGAACAGCACGCGTTGGCCGTCGACGTTGCTGGCTGCGCCCCACTTGTCAACGCCTGACGTAGCCCCGAGCGTGTTGTACACGTGGCGATACTCGTGGATGAACAGGCCATCCACCATGACGGTGTCCGTGCCCTTGAAGAGCTCGTTGCTTGAGCCGCGAACGCCCGCATTGCGCACGTTCGCGAGGTAGTCGGCGTCCTGGCGAAGCTTCGCCATGCCGCGCGGCGTCATAAAGACGTGATAGAACTCCTGGCCGCCCGGACCCTTGATGCCGCGGATAAAGAGCTCCTTCGCGCGGGCCTTCGCCTCAACCAACATCGCCCACGTGGGCGTGTCATCGGCGGCGACGGCGGCTGTAGAGCCGGCCTCAAGGCCGGTCGTCGCGTCCCATCGGAAGTGACGATTCGTTGACGGAGCCGTGACGTCGTCAGCAAACTCGAGCGCGGCGAGGTTAGAGTCAGTACGCGCCTTGCCGTTCGTATGCTCCGAATACGCGACACCGGAGAGAGTCAGAAACGCAAGCTGGTCCATACGATCGGCGAGCCAGTAGCCCAACACGTCGCGCGACTGCTCGCGGAAATTCACAACCGACTTTTGATCGGCGAGCTTACCCTTGTGGCGGTTCGCTTGGCGCAGCTGATCGACTCGGATCACCTGGTCATATGCGCGGATGGCTTCTTCGTTGCCTTCCAGCTCGTTATCGCCGGCGACGCCGTCCTCTTCTAGGTCGGCAACCAGCGTGATGACCGCGCGCGTACCCTTCTCGCTCTTCGTTAGCTCGGTGATGCGCTGGATCATCGAATTGGGACCTCGTCCCGCGAACTTGCTGACGAACGCGAAATTGCGCGCCTGCTTCCAGATGTCGCGCGACCACGTAGTCTTTTGCTCGTCCGTGAGCAAGTTAAAGTTTGTCTTGGCCAATTTATGGCACTCCTGCTTCCGTAACTAAATTTGTTGTCTCCCCGGAAGGGGTCCGTTTTTTGCCTTAGTTACGCGCAGGCTTGCGAAAGCAGCTGTGTGGGGCTGGCCCCGAGTACGCTAACGTGGTACTCCGCCGAAGGCTGTATATTAATCCAGCAGTGAGGCGTTGGTCAAGAGTTGCGGCGAAGATAATTCACCGCGCTCTCTAACCTATCGGCGCTATCCTGGGGTGCCGGTGAAGTAGTGCCGATAGCCGAGGCGCGGGGCCTCGGCTATCGTGGCTGGCAAATTAGAGGGTATCGCCGCGTAGGCGCTTCTTCGTGCTCTCGGGGAGCGCGTCGAATTCCTCGTCGGAGATATTGTTAATGTCGATCTCAGCCTCGCCCTTATCGGCTCCGGACAGGCCGGCCTTACCGATGTCTTTGGGCGCCTTCTTGGCGGCCTCGAGTTTCTTCTTGACGTCTTTCTTCTCTTTGATGACAACCTTCGTCTTCGGCGAGTCGTCTTCCTTGCCGGCTTCCTTCAGCCCGTTGGCCTTGACGACAAGGTCAACTGCCTTGCGGAACGCCTGCGCCGGCGTGAGCGTAGAGTTCCCGTCCGCGAGATAGCCGTTATAGACCGCCAATGCGTCGTCGACGTACTCGGGCTTGTAGCTCTTACTCTTCGGATTCAGCTCGGCGAAGCGACCTTCGTAGTCGGCCACCAAGCTATCCAGTTCCCGTTTGACTTCGCGCGCAGTGACTGAGGACTCAGTCTGGACCAACTGCTCCGCCTGCCACTCGGCCTTCTCGGCGGCGCGGATTTCCTTCCGCTTCTCGCGGGCTTCTTTCGTCTTGCCGGCGAGCACGAGCTCGAGGTACTCGTCTTCGGCCTTGTCGAAGTCGTATGACTTCTTCGCGGCGTCTTCCTTCGCCTTGTCCTGGGCCTTCAGGGCTTTAAGCTCTTCCTCGGCCTGCTTGCGGCGCTCGTTGACCTCATCGAAACGCCACTTCGGAATCCGCTGATCATCGTCGTCGTCCGAGCGTTTCGACTTCTTCGCGGGAGGCTCTTCATCCTCCTCTTCGTCGTCGGTTTCGTCAGGCTCATCCTTGGCCGGGCCGTCTTCGTCGGAGGCTTCTGATTCCTCTGAGGAATCTTCGTCTTCTTCCTCGTCCTCGGCCGCTTTCTTGGCCGGATCGTCCTCGCCCGACTCGTCATCTTCGTCGGTGGGCGCGGCCTTATCGTCGGCTTTAGCTGGCAGGGGGGTGTCCCTGTCGACCTCGTCTTCGACGGCGTCGCCGCGGTCGGCTGCGGTCGGCTTAAAGTTATCGAGGTCGTCATCAAGCTCGCCGCCGAGGGCGGCAACTTGGTCCTTCATGGCACCGTGAAGGGCAGTATCACCAGAAAGTGCGGCGTCCAAATTGGCGTCGCCGTCGTCTTTGACGGGGGGCATATGTCTCCTATCGTTTTACGCCACGAGGGCGAGTTTATTTTGTTGTACGCCCGGTTTCTCGGAGGCGGGCGAACCTCCCGAATCAAGTAATTGTACCCCATACCTCCGCAAGTACCCTAGAAGTTTGGACACATTCGCGTTCGCGCCCGCCGCGATCTTCTTCAACGCAGCATCGTACTGCAGGGCGGCGCTGGTCCTTTTGCCTAGAGTTTCAACCTGACTCGTAAACCGCACCGTGTCGTTCTTTTCGCGCGCTATGGCGATTCGAGTCTGGAGCTCCGCGATCTTACCCTGGAGCTCGCGGTCCATCATCTCCATCTGCATGCGAAGCTCGGCACCGCGCGACTGCATTTCGATGAACGGCTGTTGTTGGGCCACGCCGGCCTCAACCAGCGCCTTCTGGGCCATCGCCTCATCGAGGGCGGCCTTGGCCATCATGCCGCGGACACTCGCCTGCATGCCCTGGAGCTGAAGCATTTCCATCATCACCTGGCGCTCGACCTCTTCCGGCGTCGGCTCGGCCATGCCCTGAAGCTGCTTGACGACCTCGGCTACTTCGCGGCGGTTCGGCAGTCGGGAATTTTCGAGCAGTACCCAATCTGGGACCGCCACACCGATCTCGCGCATCTGAATGCATTGCGAGAAAATAGTGTCCTGCATCGTCTCGTGATGCGGGACCGACGTCGCGACGACGGTGTATTCGCCTAGGGTCAAGTCATTGAGGATGCGCGACTCGACGAGTTGGCCATCTTCGCCGTAGACCTCCTCGACCTGATTTACCTGCATCTCATAAGACTGCTCGCGCCCGTCGATATCGAGCTCAGTCACCTTGACAAGCCGGGTCTCGGTATACCAGGCCTGAATCAAATCGAGCATGTGGTCGGCGCGATACTGGCGAGTCTTTTGGAGGTTGTCGAACACAACCTCCATCGGCGTCGTGGCGGCCTGATTCTGCTCTTTGATCGTAACGCCGGAAACCTCGCGCGAGGACAGGCCCATAAACGTCTCGGGGACGCCCGACACCTGCCGGAAATACACCTGCGCCTTCTGCGCAATCATATTCAGGCCGGTCGGCACTTGGTTCGGCTGAATTTTTTCCGGCGCGGCGGCACCCTTGCGATACTCGAGGACGAGGCCGGTTTTGGCGCCGACGACTTCGAGATCGTCCGCGTCCATGTTGACGAGTGAGCCCTCCTCGAACATCCAGCCCGAGTTCGCCGTCGTGTTGACGACGTGCAGTTCCTGCGAGCTGACCTTGTTCAGCATGTCCTGCGGCGACAACAAATCGCGCACTAGGCCGGTCGGCTTGCCACGGCGGAAGTACGGGAAAAACGGGATGATCGTGAAGCGCTTGTAGAGGCTCCAATCGTCCTGCAAAAGCACGTCATCGGCGCTCACCGTCCAGCGGATCCGCATCGTAGGCTTCTCGAGGATGTCGAGGTCGAACTTGGCCGCGTGCTCCTGCGCTCGCGCGTCGTCCCAGTTATCGGGGACGGGGCGCATGTCGCCCTCGTCAGGGTCGACGAAGTATCGGCAGCGGGCCAGCTTCTTGTGCTGGCGTTCGATGATGCGAACGCGTGCAACCTCGAGCGAGTCTCCTGCGTAAGCGTAGTGCGCGGTGTTATCGATATCGCCGAACGTAGCGGTGGGGACGTCGAATTGGATGGAGTCGTGGCCGTAGCGAGCGCCGAACTCGCGGTAACGGAGCTGATCGGCCTTCCCGCGGCCCCACATGGCTTCGATCTCGTCCGGCGTGAGCCAGCGGGTCGTGATGACTTCTTTCCACGTGGCGGGATCGTACTCTTTAGCGCCCGGGTCAAGCAGCACGTCGCGGGGGTCGCGGACGACCTCGCGAATCTCGCCGAGCACGTTGTCATCAAAGTCGATGCGGATGTCGAAGTAGCCGCGGTCTTCGATCAGGCCGTCCTCGAGGACGGTCGTCTCATTCCACCGCGACTTGTTGTTGTACTGGATCTGCTTCATCACGAGCGAAAGCGCCCTCGCGACTTCCGTCGTGGCTCCGCGGCCGCGCGGTTGGAACGTGATCTCCTGCTGGCTCTTGATGTACTCGCCCTTGATGGCGTTAACAGTCGACTTGACCTGGTTGATCGTCAGGTGGGGGCGATTCTGCGAATCGAGTTCGTTTACGACGCCCTCTTCCCACTGGTCGCCGCTGTAGTAGGCGTCGCACTTGCGCGCCATTTTTACCCAGTCGAGGTGACCAGAATCGCGAGACCGGACGTATGCGTCCCAGTTCTCCTTCGCCGCGAGCCGATCCTTGTCGGCCTGCGGGAGTTTGGCGCGCCGATCGGCGGCCTGCTTATCGCCAAAGAGGCGGCGGTCTTCGGCATAGAGCCTGGAAATGAAAGCGTCAGCCAAGAGTGGTCGTCCTGATTTGTGGTGCCGGAGTTACACGGATGGCACTCTTGGAACGCTGACTCCGCGTAGACAGCGCTTGGGGAATATACCACGATACTGTATGCCCGTACATACTTTACGCAGCCATACACCCGCCGGCCGAGCGAGACGTCGAGATGTATTTCTTGAGCTTCTGCCGCCAGGCCTTCTTTTTCTTCCGGTCGGAGCGGCGGGGCCGAAAGGACACGTCTTTGAGCATTTGAGCCAGCCAGGCCATGGCGTCCACACAGTCATCGTGGACCCCGGCGTCGAATCGCAGGAACTCGTTGGTCCATTGCTCGAGCCATAGCGCCTCGGCCGGCACCAAGACCTTGCCCTGCTTCATGCGTCCCTGGAGCGGACGTGCTCGGGTACGCTTGTCACGGTTCGGGTCGAGGGGCTCGATAATGAGCGCGTACGTCTTCTCTCTGACGATGCGCTTGTCGATAGTCGAGCCGATTGCCTGAAGCACCTTTTCCTTCTCGATGCCGAAGCGCAGCGGCTGCCAGGTCTTGTGGATATCGAAGATTGTGTCGACGATTTGGTCGGTATCCATGCGTGCGCGGCGGACATCGAGGATCCAGAGGTTGTCGTCCTTGTCGAGACCGGCTACGACGAACACCGTCCAGTCGGCGGTCTCTCTGGTCGAGATCGCCAAGTCGCCGGCGCAGTAGATGTCGAGCTGTGCAAGAGGCGGCCGATGCTTGGTCTGGTACACGCGCATCATCTCTTTCGTGAAGTATGCGCCCTCCTCGGCAACCGGGTTCTGCTGATACAGCGCCGACCAGTGGCGGGGCTCGAGCGCGCGTTTGATACGCAGTGCGGCCTTGATATCGAACCGCTCGGGGTGGAGTGCGTCACCGCGGCGCCGGTACTTCTCGTCCTCGGTCGCTATCATCGGATAGCTGATCACGTCCCACTGCTCGGCGTCCTCCGGCCACACTCTGGTCTCTTCGAACTCCTTCTCCGCCTCCTGCATGCGGTGGATCAGCCGGCCTGACAGGTCGTCGTCGTGCCAGCGAGTCTGCACAACCAGGATGCCGCCGCCGGGGGCGAGGCGCGTATAGAACGTCGACGAATACCAGTTGAAGATGCTGTTGCGGATCGTCTCGGAGTCCGCCTCCTCGGCGTTCTTGATGGGATCGTCGATCAGACCAACGTGGGCGCCACGGCCAGTGAGCGGACCGCCGACGCCAGCTGCGAGGTGGCCGCCGCCGGTGAGCTTTCCGTCGAGCGCCAAGTGCCAGCGAGTGACGGCCTGGTGATTCTTGGGAATCGTGACGCCGGGGAAGAGAAGCTGGTATTCCGGGTCGTTGATGATCTCCTGAATCTTCTTCGAGAAGTCCGCCTGCAGCGTCTCGGCGTATGAGGCCTGGATGAACTCGAGCTCGGGGTACTTGCCGTGCGCCCACGCCGAAAAGTACTGCGACACGGTGATCGACTTTCCGTGGCGCGGCGGCACGAATAGCATCGTCCGGGGTGAGCGTTGATTGACGACGTCATCTAGGAACTGCTCAAGCCGTAGGCAGAGGTCCTTATGGAACCAGCCTGCCTGGTATTTCTGGTCGAAGCGGTGAATGAACGGAAGGAGGTGCCGGCGCGCGAGCTCCCGTCGCGCGAGCTCGATCTGCGCCGCCTCCTGCTGCGAGCGGATGCGAGTCGCTTCGGCCTTGGCTAAGCCGGCTTCGCGACTGGCAGCGAGCTCCTCTTTGGTTTTGCGGCGCTCGCGCCGGTACTCTCGCATGTACTTTCGCTTGTACGCGCGGCTCTTGCGCTTCTTCCTCGCCTCCTTTTTCGCCTCTTTTTCGGCGACGTGATCAGCGATTTGCTCAGCGACTGTCCGATACTTTTTCGTCGGCTGGTCGGTCATCTTCAATAATGTCGTACTCAGCCTCAAGCACCTGCGGCACTCGCTCGGTCGGGAGCTGTGCGAGGCGCAAGAGATCGGAGTCACTGAGTCGCTTCACTTCCTCGTGTTCGACTTTCCCAGTGACTTGGTGACGGAGCTCCTTCACCTCGGGTGCGGCCACACCGTGCAGCTTGATCATTTCGCGAATCGCGAGGACCTGCTCCGTGGCGGTGTCGGCGTTAGCATATGCCTCCATTAGCATCTGATGGGCCTGCTTTCGCGTAAACAATACTTCGGCAGCTAGCAGCTCACGGCCGACGCGCAGCGCCTCCCGTACAGCGGCTGACTTCTCGATTTTACCGCCGTTCGCTCGTGGATTAGAGATGCCGGCGGCGGTAGCCGCGGCGAACTTCGACATGCCCTCCAGGCGCGCCTTGACGTAGAGCTGTTGGATCCTCGTCAGTGGTTCTAAATACTTGGCGAGCTCCTTCGCGTCGACGCTGCTACCCACTACCCTTCATCTCCACGGCCTGGTGCATCGCCTCGACGAAGTCAAGAATGCGGCGTGTCATGTGAAGCGACTCGGGCCCCTGCACCGCGATCAAAAAGTCCTTCCCGACGCCAATTACATGGACGCCGGTGGCGTTCGGGCGAGGCGGTGCGACGGTCTCCATGAGCTCGGCGACCGTCGTGTCTTCCATCGTGCGAGTTGCGGCGGCCTTGATTTTTTGGCCGCTCTTCTTTTTTCGTGCGGCCACTCAGTTCTCTCTTTGGCCCACCCAAATAATCTCGGCGTCGGCGTCGGCGTCGG